TACAATAGCAACAGTACAACTATATGGTAAGGCTTCAAAAGCAGTATCAATACTATCTTGTATTTTTTCAATAACTGACCTAAAAGTAACATCTGTACCAGTAGTAAATACAATAGCAGTTGCACTAGAATCATCTATTGTTAAATCAAATTCATAAGCAGTTGATGCAGTTAAACCAGTAGAAGTAGCTGATGTAATAGGTTTTTGAAAATGAACCTCTGCATAAGCACTTTCATAGAATTTTAGTGCTACTGAACCAGCAACTATACCTTGCGCTTCATCTCTTGCAGTAGCAGTTCTACCATATCCAAAGAAATTATTAATTTTATATCTACCTTTTCCATCTGTCATTATAAGTTGAGAACTTCCTGATAAAGCAGTATTATAATCATAATAACCATTGAATATAGGGAAATGAACATTTGCACCACTTACTGCTCCATTTGTTCCATTCGTTTGTGAATCTTTATCTGCTTTACTTGTACCATATAATGCTCTATTTACTACCAATGTACCAGCGGCATCATCATCTGTACCACTATCATCAGTAATTGCTGTAACCTCCATTACCTCTATTCGTGTAGCAGTAGTATCATTTATTCCTACTTGCACTAAATCCCCAACCTCAAACTTTGCTATATCTGCAACTTGCAAAGCTGTTTCACTATCCTCCAATGCACCATCTAAATTAACACCTGAATCTACATACATATCAGTAGTTGGTGCTTGATTATCCAAAGTTGCACCCATAGCCGCAGAATTGTTAGCATCAAATTTAAGTAAAGATATATTTGGAAGATAAAAGAACTCTCCAGCATTTAATACTCTTTTAATATCAGTTCCTCCACCACTATCATTAGAATCAGGTGTTCCGTGCGCCCAAGCGGCTACATTCATATTTATCTCTGCACTTACCTCACCTTCATTACATATAAGTAATGCCTTTGCATCTTTAAGTGATGATGCTAGAAAAGATGCGTCATTAAATGCTACTACTTGCACACCTTCATCAACAGAACTAATTTCTTTCCTCTGAACTATCTCCTCTGAATATATTTTACTGATAGATTTAGTTATTGTTTTATCTCCATACCCTACATTCAAAGATACATTTAAATTTTTGCCTGATTTTTTTACATATTTAGCCATTTTATTCCTTTACCTTAAACTGTAAATAAGTTGCATCGAAATTGTCAAATCACTATTAGTACCATCTTGTGATACACACGCCATTATTACCCTACCAGCATCAACATTAGCACTAGAAACTGTTAAGGCTTGGTAATATGATTGCTCCCTGCCCAAACCAGTTATAGTAGATGGAGAAACACACACTTCAGTACCACCTGACAAATCTCCACTTGTTGAGCCATTAGATGAATCTATTGCATAACTCATAACACTAAATTTTACCACATCTCCATTAGCCGCAGTTGCCCCAAACCATACATTACAACTTGCAATTGTAATATTTAGAGGTACATACCAAAGATGCTGAACAGTAGTAGAAGCAGTAGATGCTATAGTTAAAGTTGTAGCTGGGGTAGCACCAGTACCCATTTCCATATCTGCAACTAATGCACACGGATTAGCTTGTAAAGCAGTCCAAGTATCAGCAGTATCAGGATTAGAAGAACTTGATGACATAAAAAATTCTTTCATTTGCGTATTAACTATATGCTGACCAATACCAGCTTTTACTAAATCATTTGAAGAATCTACATTTAATAAAGTATTACCACTTATATCTGTTACATTAAATACACCAGTTGTATCATCAGTTTGTGGTGTTACCTTTAATACATCATCAGACAAATTTAAAGCACTTGCAGTACCCTCCCCATCAACAACATTTCTAGTAGTAGTATCTACACCACTATTACTATTATTCATATTAAGTATATCTTTGTAAGTATTTGCCTTTGTTTTTCCAGTAAAACTCATTTCACTCCTTACTGTCCATCATAAATATTATCAGGTAATGCAGTTGCTTTTATAATAAAAGGAGGAAAGGCAACATTTGTTGATGACCTTAATCCATATCTTAAATTACAAGTTTTAGTTGATCCTGATGTACCGAAACCAATCCAAAATGTATTATCTCCACCTACAACTGCTAAATGAGAAGGACTTAATACCCATTTTAATACTAAAACATCATCATCTAATTCATCATCAGAAAAATATGAACCATAATCATATTCAAGTTCTTGGCTAACAGTAGTATATCCATCAGTTGCATTTGCAGAAGATAATCCTACATCTAAATTTGTATCTGTACTTCCCACATCAATAAACATTTGTGCTTCTATCTCTACATATCCACTAGGTGGAGTTTTGAATGTTATTTTATGTGTATCATCTTCAACTGTTAAAGAATTTTGTATTTCAAAAGTACTTGCAGAAGTTAAATCCCCTTGCAATCTTGTATATCCTATTATCTGACCAGCTACATTACTATAATCAAATCCTTTTACAGTACCACTTACATTTAAATCACCTGATACTTCTAAATCTTTTGTTCTTACAGATGTATTAGATACCTCTAATGCAGTTAATAAACCACTTTGATCCTTAACTGGTTTTAAATCATTCCCAACAGAATTATCTAATTGTAATGTTTTCAAGATTCTAACTTCTTAATTCTTTTTTCTAATTGTTTTACTTTTATATCAAGTTCATTATCTTGCTCTACATAGCTTAATACTTTATCCAACTTAAATACTTTCATTATATGATCAGTAACTTTAGGCAATAAAAGTTTAAGTAATTTTGCGGCTAATCCAGCTATCATTCTCTAATACCTTCTACCATTGTTATACTAGCATCAAAAACTGCTTCTAGTAATTTAGCTTCCTGATTTTCTGTCAAAATCGGTAAATCTAGCTTCTTATTTGCTTTTTCTATCAGTAAAGGTTTGTTGTCTTTCATATAACTAATCACATAGTCAATAGCAAACCCTTTTAAAAATGATGTCAATTTTTTCATTATTTCTTATCCTTTAATAATTGTGTTATTAATTCTCTAAATACTTTTTGATCCCCTATATGATCAGTTAGTTTAGTTTCTATCCTATCTAATCTTTCTAAATCATCTTTTACTAATCTTTTCAATTCAGCGTGTGATTCCTCAAAAACTTTTGCCTTCTGTACCAACATATACATAATAGCTTTATATAGTGCATAAGATACTCCTAGCAATCCAACTACTGCTAATCCGTGCTTTTCAACCATTAACATTATTTCTTGCATCTATTTTGTACCATTCTTTTTTTTATAATCCCTTAAAATTCTTTCCTTCTCTCGTTCTTGTGCTTCCATTATAAACCTTACTAGCGTATCTGTATTAGATGACCATTCGGAAAGTTTTATTTCCATCTCTTTCTGTTTGTCAATAAGTTTAATAATAATAGCACGAAGTTCATCAAATCTAGTTAGTAACATTTCTGTTAGATTTCCAGTTATATACTTTATTAAATAAAAACAACCCCACATCATAGCTAAAGATGTAGCTATTGGAACACCTAACTCTGATACTAATGAGTGAAACTCCATTCATTAATCTCGTATCTCGAAATGTGGATAATCTTTAAATGTTGTCTTATTCTTATCACTCTCATACCAATCCTTCCCCCAATCTCTACCCCATATTATCTCAACATCAGGATATAGCTTTTTTCCTACTGCGAGGAAGTACCCAGCAAACAAACAGAATCGCTCCAAATTATTCCAATTTACTGGGTACGGCACTATATCAAGGGCAAGTGAGGGATAGGCGTTATGCCTACCTTTGGGGAAAGTTGCTTTAGAATGTCCTGATGCTACTGCTTTATCTTGATCCTCTTTATTCCGATGTCCACACACAACAGTACAATCAAATACTTTTACAACCTCATTAGCTATTGCTTGTAATCTATGATCACAAGTTTCTAGCCTTTCCCTTGATGTTCTACCGAATTTAGGCATTATTGTCAATTACAATTAATGTAAAAATCTTATTAGCACCTATTGCAGTACAAGTAATATTTAAATTTGATGTTCCATCAATAGTTCCACCATTAGCAGTTATCCAATCTTGTACATCTTCTGCTAAAACACCATCTGCATCTCCTGATGCACCTATAATTTTATCGTCTGCGTGAACAAAAGTTTTCGATACTATCGCCATTATTTAGATTCCTTTTTTTTAGCTTTAGCTTTTTTAGCAACCTTTTTTATTTCTGCACCTTTAGCATCACATTCAACAAATCTAGCTTTTAATGATGCAATATCGTGATTAGGCTCTACTTTAATAATTATTCCATTAGGCTTTTTAAAATATTTTTCCATATTATCCTCAATTATGTGCAAAGGGAGGTAAAAAATACCTCCCCATACACTATTAACATTACTGATTAAGAAACATCAGATAGAATATAAACACCAAATCCATCGTGAATTTCTATTTCACCCCAGAACCCAGTAGCTATATACTCTGTTGTTCTGAATGATGCGTTTCTTTGTGTTTCAATTCGCATCAAACCAGCAGAACCGATTGCTAACCCTAAAGCACCTTTAGACATAGCAAAACCAGCGGCATCTCCTCCTGAACTAACATCTTCATCTATTTGATCAGAGAAATAAATGTTAAATCCAGCAAACGAATTAACAAAACCTACACCAAACGCTTCTTCAGCTTTAGTCCCCATCATACCAACTGGTCTAGCAGTAGCTGTATCAGTTGTAGAACTACCAGCAGTATCAAGAGCAGTATTGTGCAATAATGAAATTAACCCTTTACTACCCCATACTTGCTTTGGAGATAAAACTAAAGAATAAGGCATTGGCGCACCAGCGGCTCTTAATTGACGCATTGAACCAAATATGTGAGATAAAGCTAAACCAGTACCAGCACCACATTCAGTTTGTGAAAATGATTTACCTAATTCAACTAAATCATCATCAAGTTTAGCGGCAACTGCATTACCTAGAATATTACCAACATTACCAGTATAATCTTCTGCACTACCCATAACAGCTAAATCAGATACATCTGTTCTAATAACATGTTCTGAAACAGTTGCTTGTCTAGCCGCAGTATCTATTGATGTCATTGTTGTATAATCTGCTCCATCAGTAGCCGCACCTACATCACTAGCACCTATTTTAGTATAATCAACGAATTGTACAGTTAAAGCACCTTTTACAGCTTGTTTTGAAGTTACAAGAGGTAACATTACATTAGAATGATTAAAAGCTATAACAGCATCACCTACTATTAAACCTAAACCACCCTTTACTCTCCCTGCACCAGTATCACTTACAGCATCAGCCATTGTAACACTCCTTTTTAATTGTACCCTCTATCAACTGCATAAAAGCCTTCAAGTAGGGTTATTTTTTCTTATTTAAAGTTCCCTTACCAAATCCAGCAAAAGAGCCTATACTCCTAGAACCATTATGACATAATCTTTCTTCCATTTCATCAATAACATCGTCATATTTCATATCAGTACCTTTATACTTTGCCTTAATATCACCATCAGGCATAGTTTTGCACTCTATTTCGTTGTTTGGATCATAGTCCTTACCAAATATGGTCGTATATTTTTTCTCATTCATAGGCTATTTTAATCCCATTATTTTTAAGTGGATTCCTAGCGGCTTCATAGCCTTTAGGATCATTAGTCGCCCACTCTTGGGGAGAATTATATCCACCAAATTCACCAGTAGGATTAACTCCTTGCCTAGCAGAGTTTGTTTTACCAGCATTAGCTGGGTTTGACAATACTTCAGCATCTACATATTTTTGTAGTTTAACCAGTTCCATACCCTCACCAAATTCTCTTTTAGATTCAGGTAGCTTTTCCATTAAACTGGCTCTTGTTTCTTCCTGATATGTGTCCCATTGAGTTTTCACTTCTGTTAGCTTGGTAATAGTAGCATCTTTTTCAGCTATAAGTGCTTTATATTCCTCATTCTCAACCATTTTAGCTTCTCTTGCTTTTGCATTTTTAGCTTCTATTTCTGCAAGTTTAGCTTTGGCTTTTTCAGCTTGTGCCTTCCAATCATTCTTCTGTGTATTAACTTCTTGGAATCTATCGTATGGTACATCATTATTTTCGCTTCCTTTTGTGGAAGGATTGTTTACAGCGTTATCATCGCTTTGCATTGTCTTTTCTTCTGACATTTTTTACCTCTTTTGTGAGTAGTTATTAATTGTCTTAATATATGTGATGTAGAACACACAGAATAACTTATTTATTTTTCCACTAACCTATCTTGGTTCTAGAACCTTTAAATTGTTTTTTTAATTTCTTATCAACATATTTTTTAGCTTGTTTTTCTGTATAATCACTAACAACATCAGGGATAGCTTTAGTTTTTGTTGTAATAGGTCGTTCCTTTTCTAAAACTTTAACCTTACCTCCTTCAGTAGTAGTACCAAAAGCAAATCCATTCTTTAAAAACTTCATAAATTGGAAACTCTCTGCTAAATCTCCAGTCAATACTGGTGCATTACTATTCCTTTGTGAAGTCATTTGCCTATATAAAGTTCCCTTTTTCTTTGCTTTATTGTATTGTGTAGTGTAAGGTTTATATCTTTTCCCAAATACATCTCTAGCTTTTGCACCTTTACCATCTAAATCAAAGATTGCTTCCCTATATCTAGCTATAATATTAGTTCTAATGCCTTTCCAAAACTCTCTATCTAGCATTTATTCCCCTGATATTGAAACATCTTCTTCCCTAGCCAATCCTTGAGCAAAAGGTTTATCACTCATTTCTTCCCATTGATGCCTACAATTCCATAACTCATTATCTAAATTACCATACTTTTCTAATATTTCTTTTTTAGTTGCTGGTGACATAGCAATCTTTTCTTTACATCTATCTCTAGTTTTTTCGTCCCAAGCACCTATATAGACAAACTTTGTATTATCAGGTAAATCTTCAGCTAATAGGTTTGTAACTGAATTATTGAATTGTTTGTATGTAGTGTTTACTAAAGTTGTTATTTGATGTTTAGGCATATCTAGCTGAATATCTTTAATTATTTGATTTGGGAATTTACCATTAGCTATTCCATCTATTAATTTATCTGTAATAGAATTACTTAAATGTCTTATAACATCATCATTTATTTTTTTCTTTGCTAGGTTTAATGTGGCTTTTAGTGCTGATTCAGATAATGATGCAGTTGTAAAAGTAGCTTCTAGGCTTTTCCTTATACCAGTTTCATATATTACTAAAGCACTTGTAATTTTATTTTCAATTAAATCATCTACTGGTACAGAATCCAAAAACACCATTCTCTGTTCTTGGTTCATATCTTTCATAGCTTGATGCAAACCATTCACGACATCATCAGTTGCTTTTTCAGTTATATCAGAAAACTTATCAGCTAATTCCTCTAAATCTCGTGAAATATCAGGCATTATTTCAATAACTCTGTTACTGTTTTATCAGATTCCCAAAACCTACAACTCCAGTATCTAGCTTTTGTTTTATCCTTTGGTGGATTACTATCGCATTTATGCCTTTTCCTGAATGATTGCCTTCTAGTTTTAGAATCTCTTTTAATAGATAAATTAGCATCACCAAATGTTACTCTTACTATATCACCATCTTTATCTTTAACAAAAACCTCAAACTTTTTTCTTTTAAAACTAGGTGAGCCTTTTGCTATTCTTCTAGGCTTATTTAGTACAACTGTTTTACCTTGATATTTAGGCATTAAACTGGTTTTGTCAATAAATCTTGTAAAGGATTAGTTTCTTCAACAACTTCTTCTTCTTTTTCCCCTCGTTCAAATAAATAATCAAATGCTTCTTCTCTTGATTCAAAACCATCAGGGTTCATTTGCATTAATATATCAGCTTTATCTATTAATCCGTGTGCTAGTTCCCATTCCCATTTATCACGCTGTTCTTGTGCAGACATTACATCAGTTGATTCACTAAAATCTACTGAAAGTAATTCACCAGCATCAGTACCTTCTTCGTGAAGTATAATAGTTTTTTCTACATCAAATAATTTATATTCTATTTCCTTCCAGCGTACTATATCAGATTTTCTTGAATCATTTAGCTCCTGATTCCGTAACCTTAATGCTACACCTGATTCAGCAGTAGTACCTTCAGCGAATGATGTTGGTAATCCATAGTTCTGCGTTAATATCTTGTATGAATCTTTAATAGCTTCTGTAAGTGCTGGTATGCTATTTGGTGGTGATACAATACTTAATTGACCATCTACTCCGAGATACATTATTTTATCTTGACCTACTTCTAATTTTTCCTTATCAATTTGACTTCCATTTGCAAACAAATAACCAAATGATTGAAAGTGTACATTAGCCATTTTATTGGTTTCTGCTACATTTAATAAATGATTAGTTGCTATTATGTCTGTTAGTGGATCAGTATCGAAATAAGCATATTCAGGTTTACCTTCTCTGAAACATTCCACGAATGGTAATATTCCATAAAAATTCGTGTGATCAGGATTGTCTGGATCATCTTGTATTTTACCATTCTCATCATATATATATGTACTTTCCATATCCCAGTATGCGTATAAAGTAGGAGTATCATCTAGCACTTCTGATTTTATTGAAAGTGGATAAGTAAAGGCAATAGGCTTCATTGGATCATCTCCAAAATGTGGCTCGTAATCGTGTATTATATCGTATTCTATTGCTCCATCTCTCCAGCTTGGTTTAATTAATACTGCATCTAATAAATTAGTATAGCGTTCTAATCTTTGTAGCTTATGGTTTTTATTAATAAATAAATCATCTACATCTATTCTAGTATATTCTCTGATAGGATCAACCATATACACCATACTTATCCTATCCACAATTCTTTTAGTAATGTTTATATTTGCAATCGGAATACTGTTTATTATACTATTGCTGAATAATTTTTCTGTGTATGCTTTACTTCTACCATTATAATAATCTAAAGCCATAGCTCTATTTTTTCTAAATTTACTTTTCTGCTTTTGCTGTGCATCAAATTGACTTTGTTTTTGTAGAATTTCGCTCATTGGTATTATCATCTATCTATACTCCATAATTTCGGTTTAGACACTGGAAATTCATAGCTCAAATGGTAGCCAAACGCATCAGAACTATGTGTCAATTCAGGATTTTCCTTTTTATTAATTTCCCTAGTATTTGGTATATTTGTTACTCGTTCTAAATCATTTATTAATGCTTTACATCTAGGATCAATAATTACATCACCTTCCAATGCTTTATTTACTGCATTTACTCTATTAACAACTCTCGGATTTATGTGCATTACCTTAACATCAAATTTAGCTTGTCTTATCAGCGAAATATCAGAAAATTGCGCCGAACTGTGTTTGGCTTTCCCAGTTGCATCAGGATAAGCAAAGTATTTTCTATTTGGATATTTTTGTTTAATTGTTTCGCACATTCTTTCGGTTAGTAAATCACCTTCTCCTGCATGGTGTAATTCAATAACATCGAAAACTCGTATTCTTGGTTTTTCGTTGTATTGCTGTGAGAGTACCGCCATAAGCGGCGATACATTCCAGTCCATGCCGATTCGTATGGGTAAATTAGGGTTGTATTCAACTTTTCCGACATTCTTGCTCCTAGAAAAAGAATAATAGGTATTTTGTGCTTGTATATTTACAAACTCTCCATCACGATACGCTTTAAGTAAATTATCATCATAATTGCTTTCTAACAAACTTATGTATTTTTCAGGTAAATAAGTGTTGTCGGTTGTTTTTCCGTGTACTAGATACCTATCCTTGTTTGCATCAGTCACAAAGATTTTATGAGTATATTTAAATCCTTCAGGAGAAGTTACTATATATATCTCTACATCATCTGAACCTCTCATACGACCTATTGCTTTTTGAAACGCTAGATTGCAGTTTTTCCACGATTCTACATCGAACTCATCAAACCCAATAAATGTAAGTTCTGAACCGATTATTCTTTGTGGTTTTTGTAATTGGTATATTTTAATGTTCCCTAATGGTGTTACGAATTTGTGTTTTGCCTGATTGTACTTGTATTTTAGGTTCACACTTTCAAGTAGTTCCATAAATGGTTCTACAAACAATTCCTCTGCTAGTGATAATGTTGGGTAGATAATCCACCCATTTGATTTACCATCTTTATTTTTTTTAGTTAGTAGATTGTAAAGAGTTTTGTGAAGGAATATATGCGTTTTACCACAACCAAAACCTCCACATAATCCAGTAATAGTATATCCTTTATCGCTAGATGTTAAAAAATCCCATTGATGAGGAAAGTAATCTTCTCTGTTAAAGTGAACATTCATTTGACATCAATAAACTTAACTTCTTCTATATTGTGATCCCATTCTATTTCTTGTTTATCTGTTTGTCCTAATATCTGTTTACCTAGCCAAATTAATATAGGAACATTACCTTTTTCTGCCGCTCTCCATTGTAATTTTCGTAGTTTAATTTTTCCTAAATCCCTACCTTTTGTTAAAAAATCGGAATAACTCTTGCGAATTAAACTCTCATCACAACCAAAAAAAGATGCAATTTCTACATTTGTACAACCAAATTCAGCTAACTTTTTTACTTCTTCACCATCTATATCGTATTTTTTAGGTCTAGCCATATATACCTCTTACTTAACTAACTCCATTTCACCAATAGGCATCACACCTTCTTTTATCATAGCATTTACCATTCTTGTTACACCGATACCACCACCAAAACGCTGAAACATATCTAGAGATAAATATTCATTTAATTCTTCTATTACTCTTGTTTCGCCAAAATTATTAAATAGTATTTTAGCATACTCACCATCAGATATATTATAAAATTGATCCTTCATTTCCTTTATATCTACTGCTCGTTCTGCACTTCCTATTGTTTCCATTCCGTGCATTATAACATCTACTTTACTATAAATACCATTTCCTATATGTCGCATATTCCAAAAAGGTTCAGTTCTTAATGGAAAATCTTTCAAGAATACACAAGGACTAAAATCATTACATAATGCTTCTTCTTCATCATAATCTAATAAATCTACACCATATAATTTACAACTATTTTCATAAGTAACTTCTTGCATCGAACCCCTAAAACCCATATATGCTAGTAATTCCTTCTCTAATTTAATCATATCTTCTATGCTTCCGTGTGATTCAAATTCAAACATCGGAAATATCTTTTCGTGCCTACCTTCAACCATATTAGGTTCGTTTCTGTAACTTGTAGTGATGCAAAACACACCTTTTAAATCAGGATTCTTTAATAGTTCTATTTCTAACCACATTTGCCCAGTTTGTGGTAATGGATATTCTACACCATTAAACTCATATTTTGTTATGGTTGCTGGATCCTCACAAGCGGCTAATATTGATTGCCTAGATTGTGCTGGTACTTCTGTAAATCCTTTTTCTTCTTGAAAAAATTTACGCATTATTTTTATAGCTTCGTTGTAGTGTTGTATTTTCATTTAGCAATTCCTTGTAATTATTCTATCTACTAATTCCGATGAAATAAACCAATTCTCCATTACAATTCGTTTTCTTTCCTTGTAAGGTAAGTTGGAATATTTCAACCCTTCCCAAAAGTATCTGATTTGGCTATTTCTTAACTCTGTTTTATTTATTAACTTGTCTAAAGTAATAAAATTATTTTGATCCTGAACCTTAATATTCATCTAAAACTATATCCGTTCTAGCTGATTCATTATCATCACAATATACCTTTTTTGCAAGTAATTTC